ACCTGGAGAAGTAGGAGCTCCTACCTTTAACGCAGAGACAGAAGAAGACATGGTCGCGCCAGACGAGATCGTTGCTACCGACGAACCTGAAGGAGATGCAGAAGAGCCAGCCGAAGAAACTGATGAGCCGACAGAAGAAAAAGAAGAGAATGATGAGACACCAGAACCGGAAGCCGGCGCTAACCCTAAGAAGAAAGAAGAAAAGGTAGAAGAAGGATTAGTTGTAGATTTTGCTAACTTCATCAATGAAGAGTTCGATGACTTTGAACATGAAGGAGATGATCACTATCATGAAGAGCAAGAAGAAGACGACTTATTGGGAGCTAATCCATTTGACGAAGACGATGACTTCGGCCATGAAGAAGACGAATACGAATATTGCGATCAGTGTGACGAACCCGTCTATCACACGGTCGAAGGAGCAAGCTGCGGCTGTAACATGTAAAAAACTTAACGAATGACTGGAATAATTATTGCATTCTTAGCAGGAGCGACGGCCGCAACATCTGCCTTGCTTGCCAAAAAATACTTGGCAACTAAAAAAAGACCTGACCTGATCGCTGACACAGTGAACAACGCTAACGTGATACACGATCAATTAGATAAAATGCTAATAGAGTTTGAAGCCAACCGAATTTGGATAGCACAGTTTCACAATGGCGGACACTATTATCCAACCGGTAAGTCAATCCAAAAATTTAGCTTCTTTTTTGAAGTAGTAAAGAACACAAAGGACGCTATTCAATCTAATTTTCAAAACATACCAGTGAACCTGTTTAGCAGAGCGCTAGGACAGATACTTGAGAACGACATAATCGCTATCCCAGACTATAAAGACAAGAAGGTCGCTACCTATGGATTAAAATATGTGGCTGAGACCCACAAGTCAAAGAGCTCATACCTTTTTGCCATCCGCAACGTTGACAACCGACTGATTGGTGTCATCGGGATCGACTATACCGAAAAAACTAAAAAACTTGATCCTCTTGATGTGACCCTACTTAAGTTAGAGGCAACCAAGATCGGTGGAGTGTTGATGAGTCACCTATGAGACTATTAGAAAGCTTTATGGAGTTCATTCAATCTGCTGCAGTGCACCAACAACCCGATGCATATTCATATTATGGCAGCAATCCACGTAGAGCAGGAAAACGACTGATTGATAACTTACGAGAATTTTCTCAATCGTCAAACTCGTCATCATCAAAATCGTCTAAGTCTCCAGTCGGAGCAGAAGGCACTGAACCTAGTGTAGGAAAGTCCCAATTGAGCAAGACGTCGTCTAACTCATCGCTGGCCATCGTCAAGACTTGTAAGTCTTGAATCGCATGCCCGCTACTCTTCGTTAAAACTCGAGTCTTAATGGCTTCAAGCTTTTTTAAGATCTCATTTTCAATCTCTTTAAGCGCAATCTTGATTTCTGGTGATTCTTGTGACATGTTCTATAGTACTAGTAAAAGTTTTTCGAGTTTTAGATAAATAATCAAGACAAATAACTTATGAACATGCTTAAACTTAGAAGACTAGTAGAACAAGATGAACCGATGTCAGCAATGACTGCACCGGCTCAGCCTGACATGCAAATGCCAGCCATGCCAGCTGACTTGCCTGCACAGTTACCTACTCCAGCTCAATCGACTGTACCTGTTGATCCGATGACAATGACTGTTAGGGACTTTTTAGATAAGTGCAAGTCACTTGACCCTCTAGTTTGCATGGGCATAGAGTCATTCATAGAAAAAAATACTGAAGCTTTCGGCGCAGATCAAGCACAAAGTGAGCCAGACCTTACTTTCTCAAATGCAGTTCAACCTGCAGCACCTCAAGCACCAGCTCAAGTTGAACCATTTTCCCTAGATCAAGCACCAGACGCTCTTAACTTCCCGGGATAATGAGAGCAAAGAACTTCGATCAATACTTAAATGAAGTGCTAGGAGCAAATTCGATGGAAACCGACCCATTGGACTTAATCTTACGTCCAGACATTATTAGGCCCAACCCAGTGACTTTGGGAGCTGGCTCAAGCTCGACAATACCTATGCATTGGAACAACTCACCATTTCTATCAGGAAGCAGGCTGACCAGTGCTTTTGGAATAAATCCAAAGGCTCCGACTAGAAAGAAAGCATTACGCTTCCATGAGTTCATAGGAGCAGTTAAGAAGCTCACTAAATAAATAATAAAAAGAAGACCATGGCATACGTCTCAAACTTTAAGAAATTCATCAAAACAGAAGAAAAGAAAACGACTGAAACTGGTGCGAACCCATCAATAGAGGAACAGGTTACATCGACTGAATCTACTACTGATACTCCAGACACGAATGCTGCTCAGACCGAGACTCCGGCTGCTCCGGCAAGCGTAGAAGCAGATCCTGCGGTTGCAGCAGCTCGTCAATCAGTCGCTCAAGCTATCGCAAATCGTGATAAGACGGTAATGGCAAAACAGGCTGAACTGGATAAACTAAAGACTGATCAGAATAACTTGGTTAACACAGCTAACACTAACTTAAATAAAGCCCTGCAAGACGCAGCTAAAAAACAAACAACTCAAGCCTAATGGAACCCGTAAAGTCATACTCTGAGTTCGTCAACGAAGGCACCAAAGAAGTGGTGTACCCTACCAACTTTAAGGGCATGGTACAGAGCACACTAGCCAACGTTTATACATCAGTGATGGCGATTGCCCAGGAACTAGCTAACGAAAAGGCAGCTCGTAATCCTTCGCGATATACCGGCACTATCGAGGAAGTTGACATCACCAGAGCGTTGAACATGATCTTTCACAGCGACTGGAAAAAGAAGCTAAAGCAGAAGGCCCTAGGCCAAATGATGTTAAAATCGGCGGAACGCGCCGGCAAGCAGGACGCAGTCATCGCTAAGAAGAATCAACGTGCGATGGGTAGAATGCTTGGAGACAAGAAATTTAACCTGGACGTCGATAAACAGAGCGTTCGTTTTAGCGACGAACGTGGAGGTTTTGGACCCGGCTCAAACCAATAAAGAGAAATGACTGAACATGAACTCATACGCGACATAAACGACGAGATCACCTTCTCAGGCTCTCTACCTTACTCTTTGCCAGAAAGGGAGATCAAACGTATCCTTACTAACGATTCTAGGTTATTTTGGGACAATTGGAGACACGCAGTTGAGAGTAGATACTTACTCTTACCGACTGCGTTATTTGATACTCCACAGTTCAAGAAGCATCGCCAGATTCAACTACCAGATTGCGTGCAGTTCGTGGTAGACTTTAAAGAGGCCAAGGGTGGATCGATCTTCGCAACAATAGACCGCGACTTCTCAGAACAAAAATTTATTGGTTCCGAGATCTACTTGACCCCATTCATCGGCGAGAGCATCATGTATCGTACTGTGATCTTCTCATTTTTAGACCTAACTAAGGGTCTAATGCTCGATACTATCGCATATGACTATAATAAGAATACCAAGATGCTTGGAGTATTGGGTAGGACTCCAAAGACTAATGCAGTACTTAGGATCTATAAAAAGCTAGAACAGGAGAAGCTCTTTGAGGACGAACTCTTTCAGAGATATGTGCGTGCCCATGCAAAGGTAAGACTATCTCACATGCTACAGACATTTAACTATACCTTACCTGGAGACGTCACTGTGAACTATGCTAACATTGTCACCACTGCTGAAAAGGAGATGGAAGACGTTAAAGCTATGATGAAAGGTGAGAATACGCCGGATTGGCTGTACCTTTATCATCAATAATCTATTAAAATGCCACAAATTAGAGACTTTTACTTTAGAGACCAAACTGATCCTGCTTTTAGAGCTGACCAGCTAGAAGTATACGATAGCTTAGAAGAGACTCTACAGCAGGTGAAGATGACTCTGTTTACTCGTAAGGGCGAGGTGCTCGGCGAACCTAACTTTGGGATCGATGTTGAGAAGTATCTCTTTGAGTTTACAGTAGACCCTTTTGCCCTTTCTAAAGAAGCGACTGACCAGCTCAACACATATGTTGGTGAAGGTCGCTCTCGCAATATCACGACCCGCCCTGCAACCTATAAAGATTCCAGAGCTGGTCGTGAAATTTTCGTTCTTCTAATTGATATTCCTGAATTGAAGAATCCTCTTTCTATTTTTTACGATTAACTTTATAGAGCGCCTGCGCCTTTAGTTTCTCCGCCTTCTATGGTCTCAGCTCCTGCGGCAGGCTGTTCTGCTGTTGCTGCTGGTGCAGCAGCTGATGCTCCTCCTGCTGGAGCAGCCGCTTCTGATGCTGCAGCTTTTTCTTCAGCTGCCTTGCTCGCATCGATCCAGTGTTTGTTAGAATTAATTTCGTCAGCAGTTAACCTTAGTTCTTTTCTAATGAGGTATTCGGTTGAGAAATATGGTGTACCATCGTCCTTCATGATTCCTTTCTTCGCAGTAAACGAAGCGATTCTCTTGGATTCAAGCTCATTCTGCTTCATTTCTTCAAAGACGTTATCGTTATTGAAAGTTATTCCAAGACCATTACCGAACTTATAATCAGTCGCAAGATCAGGAAAGTCTAGGCACATCTGCAGGTAAAAAGGTTTAGTAATTAGTTCGGCAAAGACCGTACGCAGACGTCGAACGAATTTCTGATAACGAATCTCCTCACGAGTGATGCCCTCAGCGTTTAGCGTGAAGGCCCCCATACCGCTCTGTCCTTCCCAACGTGAGTAAGGAATCTTGGAGTCCATCTTCAGTTTCTTATAGAAGTAGTTTAGCAATTCAGAACCAGATAAGTTTGGGCCAGGCCATTGTAGAGGTTCGATCTTTACTTGTTGGTTCTGGTCATTGACTGGTAGCACATAGTTCTTATAGAACATCACGTTCGGCTTGCCCTCAACGCTCAGCTCACCAGTGTCACCGTTAAAGTAGATGTCCTCCTTAAGCAAGTTCATGAACTCTCTAACGTCTTCCTGACTCTTCTGTAAGCTCTTAGAACCAATCGGCACAGTAGTCGTCAGACGAATCGGTGCGTTCATCACGTGCCAGATTACTTTGCTGTGTTCGATGATGCGTAATAAGTTAAAAGACCTGATCAAGCGCTCGGTGAAAGAGACGCGTTTGGTCCTAAAGTGGTTTGAGTAGGAAAGGTAGATGATTTGTGAGTCGTTTAGCACTCTAGTCGAACCGTTTGACTGGTCGTACTGTACCCATTGCAAGAATAACTTGCCCTTAGCATCCTTTTGTAACTGAGGAGCTAGACTCACAGGATCAAGCTCTTTAAAGCCGATGATCTCGGTAGGTTTCTGTAGGTTGTCATACAGAATCTCAAAGGCCAGGTGACCCTCAACCAGGAACTGGAAGGCGTACTGCCATGCCGTGATAGCTGTGTCAAACCCCCAAGCTGTATAGATCTTCTCAAAGTTCTCGTTGTACTTGGTGACAACCTTTTCTTGATAGTTTAGACGTTCATCCTTAGTATTACCTTGATAGATCATCTTACCGGTAAGGTCTCGGCTGTAACAAAACCTGTTCTCCTCGTCATAGACGATCATGTCGTCGACGATGGTCTCGAGAATGAATTCAATCTCGCCGTTGGCCGCAACGTCACGTAGTCGTTCACGCTTGACAGCATAGTCCAATTGGAAAAAGGCGATCGCTTTGGTCCTCAGCTGGGAGGTAGTATCGGCGATTGCCATCGAAAACTTGAGCAGGTCTGAGCTGTCTGCGCTAAGCTTGTTTGAGCGAGCTGCGATCTGGCTCTCGATGAAGCCGATCGCCTGTGAGTTTTTTAGGAGAAGGTCCTCGTATCGAGTGCCGAACTTACTAAGTCCTTCAAGCGCTCCTCCTGCTCTGTTTTTACGTACGTCTAAGAATCCTGCCATGTATTAAAGTGTTGATTTTTCTATGAATTCCTCAAAGACTAGCTCCATGTTTAGCATTTCTGGAAAGAGCCCAAGCGGTGAGAACTTTGGTCGAACTAGGAGCCCAAATTGATCGAAATCAATGAGCCGAGCTTCGACTACGTCCTCTATTTTATATTTATTTATAGCATAGTCGAGGTTTGTTGCTCCAATCGACTGTGCAAGTAAGCTGGGTGGAAAGAGATAGAACCTCTTGTCAAGGAGACGACGTTGTTCGATCGGAAGTAAATTACCGTCTTCGAAAAGAGTAGGCAGGCCATTTCGTGAAGCTAACTCATAGTATGCCTCAAGTAGTTTAGATGCGATTTTTGCCGGAATCACCTTCAAGTTTAGCATCAACATCGTCTGTTGCCAGTTATCATGATAGAGTAGCAGACCAGTCGGCATCATGTCATAGTATCGCCGACCTCTGGTGAGAGTCGGTACTGTCTGTTCAGTAAGGGCGACTGCTGGGCTGATCATAGTAAGCGAATAGAATCTTCCAGGAATGATCTGCAGCTTTGGCTGCGGAATTCCGACCTCCTGGCCTACTGCTGTCAGGGAAAGGCGTCCGTCGTTCTTTTTTATTTGGCTAAAGGTCTTCACTAATTATTTCTTTTACATGTTATTGAACAGAAAGTTTTCGGTGATGATACCAAACTTCATGTTTTGACTCAACGCATACGCTTGAGCGGCCTTAAACTTTGCAGTATTGATGATATACATCTTCGCATGACGCGCATAGTTTAATGTCTGTTTTTCAGTGAGCCGAGTAGGAGGCTCAGGTGGAGTCAAGTACTTGTTGGGTTTGATCTCGATAAGCCACTTCGTCACAGAATCATCCTGGTTCCTCGTGCACATATAACAGTCGATCCAATATGTACTCTCCTTTTTGAGAATCGGATTAAAGTAAGGGATCCCGTGAGGTTCTGAGGCATACTCAAGGACTCGGATATGATTGTCACAGTACTCTAAGAACTTAAATTCCCAGCTAGAACGATAGATGATCTTAGTAAGGTCTCCCTTGTACTTTTCTGGGTTCTTGGGAGTAAAATAACCCTGACGAACTCTGCCGTTTTGCGGCTTGAGAAAATCATGGATGTCCTTTTTAGCTTTCATATAGGATTATTTATCCAAAAATAAAAATGGAGCCGACTTGGGCTCCATTCAGTTATCTGTGAGTTAGGCTTAACCTACGTTGTCTGCGATGAATTGGTCTGCGTCCTCTGGGCCGATTTTGCCCTGCTCAACGAGCTTTAGGATTAGTGAGGCAATCGCCAGCTTTTCAGGCACTGCGTCCTCGTCGATCTCTACTTCATTACGTTCGAAAGCGGCGACTAGGTCCTCGTGAGCTTCCTTTGCGGCAGCCTCAACTTCTTCTTCAGAACCAACTAGCTCAACCAGTTCGTCCAGCATTTGAGTGTCTAGGTCGAGCGCATTTTCCTCATCCGGATTGGCACCAACCACATAATTTTCATCGAGTCTAAGTAACTTAACCATGGTGGTATGTTTTTATTATTTATCAACCCAACTTACGCTAAAATGAGATCAAATGCCGAGTCTGAAAAGTATTGAGCGAGCATGGAATTAAAGCTCACAAAGGTTAAAGAAGAATCTCGAAGCGAGAGGAAGAGGTAAAGGTCATTGATGTCTTTCACATCAAGCAAGAGTCGAGCCGATTGGGGATATTTCTTCTTTAGGTCGATTATCAGCTTGGTCCACAAGAAGACTTGATATCCCTGCTTCAGAAGCTCAATCGATTGCTGCTTACCGGCCTTGTCGTTGTCGAAGAGAATACGAGAGTTCTTTTTGGTGACCAAGTTACCGAGTAAGGCCTTGCTCTTTGTCACGCCGGTGGTGGCGATCGAGTTGTCAAGGAACATCGAATCGATCTGGCCCTCAGTAATAATTATGGGACGCGAGAAGTCAACGTTCAGCACGTTGAAGTAGTTATTTAACGAGTCGATTTCTTGAATCAGGCTGTCCTCCAGGTCCCTCACGAGGCCGTTCTTTTTGAGTTCAGAATAGTTCTTGATGTTGTACTTTGGTCCGGGCATGGAATCATCGAGCTTACGTAGGGCAAAGCCCAGCATTCGGCCCGACTTGAGGTCTAGGTTGAATAAGTACACCTTGTCCTGTCGAGAGTCATAATAACAACTCGACTCAAACACAGGTAGACTGTCAATCTTACGCTTTTTGACGAATCGACCGACTGGGCTCTCAGGATCGGCCGCACTGCATGGTAACAGAGAAAACCTCTCGACTAGGTCATCAAACATTAGCAGCTTCTGACCGATCTCACGATTGATGAGAAGCTCTATCAAAAAGCCTCTCTTCTTTAGCGTGGTCTCAGGCTTGAACTCTACTCGCTTCTTCTCTAACCCAGGTAGGGTCAAGTTATACTTGGTTGAAAAGTGGGAGATGAACTTTGCAAGCGGCACCCACACCATGCAACCGTCGTTGTAACACTTATAGGTATGGGTTTTGAGGTAGAGGTTACCTCGTTTCTTGTGTGAATCGGATGCGGAGTCGCCACAGTAAGGGCAGGCAATGTTTATCTTGTCTCCGTCTGACTCATAGATCTCTTGCTTAGACAACTCGTTTGGAAACCTCCGCTTCAGCACTGCCTTACAGAACTGTTGCAGAGAGTAGTCGGTCTTCAGGTCCAGTTGGTTATTCATCGTCAGTGTCATCTTCGCCATTTTCAGCCTCGACT